CCGTGGTCGCAGTTTGGGAAAAGCAATGAAGCCTTGTTCGCAAGTCATTATTCGCTAATCCTGGGCGCAACTGTTGAGCGCATCGAGCTCCTACTCTCCACTCCTCTTGAGGAGTTAAGGAAGAAGAGCGCGGTGGAATTGGTGCAGCAGGGATATGTAGATCCGATCCGTATCTTCACGAAGAACGAACCACACAAAACAGACAAAATTCTCCAGAAGAAGTTCCGTCTCATTTGTTCTGTCTCCATCGTTGATCAGCTCATCGAGCGGGTCATGGCATGGCGGCAAAACGCACTTGAGATTGCGAATTGGGAGACCATTCCCTCCAAACCGGGTATTGGTTTCGACGACGACAGGAACCAGTCTGTCTGGGACTCAGTTTTCCCACTGCTCGAGAAAGGGCAGTTGGCGGAAGGTGATGTTTCCGGATGGGACTGGTCTGTCCAAGCATGGGAGTTGGAACAGGAAGCTGAGATGCGAAGCCGCCTCGGAGCTTGCAGCCGCATGGCGCAGCTCATCAGAGCTCGGATGTACTGCCTCTCACTTTCTGTTTTCGCGCTCTCTAGCGGAGAGCTCCTTGCTCAGACGTCACCCGGAGTCATGAAGTCCGGCTCGTATATTACGAGCTCGGGCAATTCACGAATCCGGGTGCTAGCGGCTGAGCTGATTGGAGCTGACTGTATCGCTATGGGCGATGACAGCCTCGAAACTTACGTTTGGGATGCAAAGAACCAGTACAAGATGCTGGGGCACGACGTCAAATTGTATGAGTTGTGCGGAGACTCCTTTGGTTTCTGCAGCAACAGGTACAAAGATGGAATCGCGTACCCAGAATCTGCAGCCCGAACCCTTTTCCGTCTTCTTAACCAGAAGCTCGGAAATGCGACGACCGATGAGGAGCGAGTGAAACGTCTCGATCTGTTTATGCAGTTCACGCAGGAGATGCGGCATCATCCGAAGTTGGTGTTGATGCAGAGACTGATCTCCGAGGTTGGTTGGCTCTCGGATGTTTGAATCTAGAAAGAGGGAGGGGGGCTCAGTGCCCCCCTCACGTCGCCGGTCGACGTTAAACTCCGGAATGGTCCATGAGGTGAACACCTCTGGAGCCAACAAGCAGAAACTCAAGCAAGCCGCAAAGGCTGCTCACGCCGTGCAAATCCCTAGGGAACACGGCCGTGATCACCTTGCGTCTTTCTCTGAGGGTCTGTCTCGTGACCTGGCCTGCGAGTATATCGAGGCCAAGTTCACCGGTAAGCCTGCTCGTTGTCCGATTGCGCCCATTGCCGAGACGGCAATTATCCACGATAAGATTCGTGTGAACCTGTCCCACCGCCCGCTTTATGCGAACGGAGGCGGACCAAGTGTACACAATATGTCGTTGGTTGTGCCCCTCCTGGACAATGTGCTCATGACAACTGCGGACCAGACGAGCTCAATCCGAGTCGATACCAACATCAATCAAGGTCGCAACTTGCTCACCAAGTTTAGAGCGTCTAACCAGGGTGGTGCCGATACATGGCCCATCTCCACGGATCTAGCGTTCTTTCAAGGCGCAACAGTTGCTCAGTACCCATTGGTGATGAACGAATTGGACCCGCTACAGACTGGGTACCAGGTGTTTGACAACGCAGCAATTACCGGAGTTGGTTCCCAGACGAAGTTCTTCCTGCGCGGAGTCATAGACATCATCGAGTCAAACGAGACGGCGGGTTACCGTAATTGGAACCTCAATTATGCCACCCTCAACACTAGTGGCACCGTCTTGGAGACCGGTTTTGTTACGATGGCCTCAGGTTTCACCAGTTTCTCGCCAGGTGGTTTCAACCAGTTCGCTTTGACTAATGAATTTCCGTGGCACGGAAACGAAGAGTCAATTAGTTTCTGGCTGACGACGCCCGTTGAGAGTATGCGGTGCGAGGTGAGAGGCACTCTTGCCTTCTCTCTCTGTACCGCTACAGCAGCTGATGTGAAAAGCCAAGATTGGTACATCCCCAACACGATGCGCCATCTCTACGCGTATGCAGCCAGCACCTTTTCACAGGTCCCGGCGGACAAGTATGCAATCCGGGAACTCACATCTCTCTTCACCTTTGACGGAC